TATAAATTTAGTGGTAAAAAGACAAGATCCTTTTGGACTTTACGGTTTAAAGAGTAGGACATTTCCATCTGATTTATATGGTGATAATACAACAAACGATATTTTAATTAATAATAGATTCAGCAACCAAAATAGTATATGTTAAAATATAAAATAAATTTAGATACTGAAAATGTGGTCGATAATCATATATCAATTAAAATCGGGCAATTATTTTATCCAAATTCAGAACAATACGAAGTTATTGAAAACAAATTTGATATTAGCAACCTGAACGTAATTAATCCAACAATCGATTTTGAAAAAGTTAGGTTACACCCAATAATTTCCAGCAATATTAATAACGATATTCAATCTATAACGTTTAAATTACATTTTTATATTTCAAATAATTGGACATATAATTCTACATTATTATCAGATATTGGCTATACGAGCGATGATGTAATTAATAGAAGAAAAAGGTTAAGCAACAACTTCATTAGACTATCATTTTATGATTCAAATGATATAAAAGTACAGAATTTATTATATTATTCAACTATTTTTATCAATTCAGGAGACTTATATGATAAATATATTAATAACGGCTTATCAATGAGTACATTAATGACTGATTTTACTATTTATAATCCAAGAACAAGTTTAAAAATAGCTTCTTTTGAAGGTTTTTATATTTATTTATTTGGAAGTGATATATTAAAAAATACTATTACTACTATTTATATGAAAGTTGAATATAATAGCGCATTAAATGGTAAAACTTCATTATTTTTAAAAGATTATTCGCATGGATCAGTAAATGGATTTAATTTATCTGATTTAAAATCAAATATGTTTATCCCTATAAATATTGAATATAATACAAACTTAAATAAATATGTTTATTGGTTTAACGACTATAATACTGAAAATACGGTAATAAATTTATATCAGGCTAAAGTTAAATAATGGAATTAATTAAAAAGACAATATACTTAAGTGATTATATTTGTAGAGTAAACCCTTATATAATTAATGGGTTGATTCCAGAAGATATTGATTATACAGGTATAACATCACACTGGGGTGAATTAATTGGAATAAAAGATAATGGTGAAGTTGAATATTACGTCGGTAAAAATACAACTTATACATCAAATTTGTGTTCTTTTAATATTTTATTTATACAGAGCGCAGATGATATTGGTGTATTAGAACCAAAAATTGAAAATTGGGTACCGAATAAATTATATTTCGCAGGTGAAAGTAAATTATATAATGGACACAGTTATCGATGTACTAAAAATCAAAGTAAATTATCAATATTCGATTTAAGTGATTGGGAATTAAATACAATTGAACCAGCAGATAATAATATTATCACGTTTACAGGTGAAAGTAAGATTAATGAGTTTAGAAGATATTCAAAATCAAACAGTGATAGAGACCTTTATAATCCAACATGGAATAGTGGATTTACCCAAGAAATTAAAAGCTCTTATGGTAATATAAATAAAATTATTTCAGAGAGTAGTGATTTTAGTGGTGAAAATCAAGGATTATATGAATATATAATAGGTGCCACAGAGAATGAATTAGAGACAACAGGTATTCATTATAAAGATGTATCCAGTGGAATTTCTAATATTTCTTATTTAACAAATGGTCTGACTGCTGAGAATTCGATAAGTTCACCAAACATAAAATCAGACTATTTACTTGGAATAATAGAGACACCAAAAACTTTTATTAATGTAAAAATTGATAGAGGTGTAAATTCGACTTTTGAAAAGAATTTAAAATTAGGTGATATTAGGACATTAGATGATTTAACAAAATATGGTAATGGATTTTTTAAAATAAAGGATAATTAATATAAATAATGGCAAGTAGCTACGGAATTAATAGAGCCGCTGATTTTAACCCAGCAACAGATGCTGAGATCTTTTGGTCTTACAGTGAGAATAGAAGTATTGTTAATGATAATTATCAAACAGACAATATAACCAAATTTTTATCAGCGCAATTAGCGCCTGGTTCAACAGTAAATCCTATTGGTGGAATATATAATTTAAAACTACCTTTAGATATTTTTAATAAAGTAGGTATTTATAATATATATATTAGACCAAAACAAGTAGAAGTTAACATACAAGATATCGGTATTTTATCTGCATATCCAAATATTAGGGGTATTATTTTAAAATCTTCTGATTTAATTGGTATTTCAGTTGGTAACGATACACTTTCTGGTTATAGAATTGAATATTACGATTCCATTGGTAATAAAGTAAGTAATTTATTTAGGATAATAACATCAAATAATAGATGTGAACCAGTTAATCAAAATATTATAAGCACTAGTCAAAAATCTGTTAGCTATAGATTTAATGATAGTTCTGATTTATTATTTTTAACTGTAACACCATCATCGGCAACAAATGCGAATCCAAATTCAATACCATACATAGGGAATAGTGGAACAAAGATTATATTAAGTAATACTTTTTTTAATCCAGTACTATTAGAAATAGAATTAACTAATAATGATATTGAGTCGTTATATACATCGATAAACGGAAATCAAATAAGAACACTAGACAATGGGTTAATAACCACATATGATAATAGTAATAATATATTTAGTCAAGCAGAACATTATGTAATCAAAGAATCTGCCACTGGAAAACCAGTATTTGAAGTGAAAGAAAACAAAACAAATATTGATTTCACACAAGACCATAACACAATAATTGGAAACGCATAAAAAAATGGCTAAGAAATACACAAAATCATTTTCTAATTATATAAAAAAAAGTAATCCGATAGCTACAAATAGTGGGACCATTTTAGAAAATGACCTCCTTACTTATGGTGAACCATATAATTACGTTAATAAAAATTTAACTATTAGAACAGAGGGTGGTTTTACATTTATAACAAATACAGACACTACCGATAAAAAAGAATATACAAACGGTGAATTTACTGGTAAATACACATTAAATGATTTATTATCTATACCAGATACAGGCAAAACCCCATTAGATAAAAATATTTTAAATGTTAAGTTAACACCAGAAAAAACTTATATAAATTTTAAAAAATCATATTTTGATTTATCTAAATTTTGTTATTATGGTTCAACAAATGATTTAATTAGATCTTCGGTAGAAGATATTATTAATAGATTTCCAGGTGGGTTATTTATTAGTGATAGTTCAATTATTAGTGGTAACAATACAAAAATTATAACAATACCAATATCGAATATATCCAATCCATTTAACTTAAATTTATTAAGTTATGAATATGATAGAAATTTATCATATGATTTAAAAACATTAGCTACTTCTTATTCAGATTACATTATATTAACTGAAGATAATCAAACGGCATCGATTACTGGGTTTACTAGTTCAGGAAGTAATATTATTATAGATTTAGATAAGGTAATATCACTCAGTACTTCATTTCACATTAAACCGTCATTAAAAAAACAAGATGAATTTTTTGATAGTTTAGATGATTTTCAAAGTACGTTATTAAACAGAAAAACACAACCAAAATATAAATCGACATTTAAAATCCCAGAAGAAACAGAAGACGGTATTTCAAGTAATTATCGTGATTTTATTTGGCGAACATATGATGGGTATAATATAGATATCACATCAGTAGATTACGAATTATTCATACAAGAATTAATAGATAGTTCAATTTTAGTAGATGAAAAATATTCTGATAATATATATCGAATGATGACCCACGATTCCATTAAAAACATGGATTCAACATATCAAAAGGTTATAGATAATGAGCTATTAGAAGAATATGTAGCTGGAGGTACAAAGATTCAATCACTTTTGAGGATTTACGGACGTTTTTATGATGAAGTTAAAAAATATGCTGAAGGTATAGCTTTTACAAATAATATATCCTATGATAAAAAGGATAATATTCCAGAAAAATATTTACAGGGAAAGGTAAATTCATTAGGATGGGAAAGTCCATCATTATTAAATATATTCCCAGAAACAGGTGTAACATCCAATAAAATATTTCGTGGTTGTGATGGTAATTTTAATTTATTGGAATGTACTAATGAATTAAATAGACGTATAATTTTATCATCTAAAAGTATTAGTAGCTCGAAAGGCACGAGAGCATCAATTAGAAAAATATTTGGTATGTTCGGTATCGATGAAAGTATTTACGATGTTCGCGAATACACACAGAAAGTAGATAATTATATAACAGGTACAACCCTACAAAATATTATAACTCTAAATGAAAAATTAAGGTTAAACGAGATTGAAAATTTATATGGTTCACAACAAATAATAAGCGATGATATTTTATTAACAGGTGTGAACGTAGGGACATTTGTAATGTCACCAAAAGGTTCAATGAATTATACTCATACAGGTGATACGGCTACCGATTTAGATTTCGATGAACATTTTTCCATAATAGAGCATACATATGGATACCCAAAAGCAAGAGTAAATTCAAATGAATTTTATTTTCAACAAATGGGTGGGTGGTATAGAGAGACAGGTGGTCAGCACACCGACCTAACAGGTAATACATATGTTACTAATATAACAAGTGGAAATAACCCTCATACTGGTAATGGTAGCTATGATTATGGCTTTAATTATATTGATCAATTTACGAATTTATTTAAAACAGATATTGATAAACAAGGTAATTATCCAAGTATTGATTTAACTGAATATACGAATAGTATAGGTTTTAATATAAATTCAATAAAAACAGTTGATAATAATAAAATTAAATGGATTGGAGACCAAAATTACATTGGTGGGAAGAATATATTAACAGATGATTTTTATCGTAATATATTAACAGACACTGGTGATTTAATATATATTGATAGTAATAATAACATATCAGATAGTAAATTAACTCTAAATTTAAAGAACTTTGTTATTGGTATTAACGCTAAAAAAGCTAAAGAATTATTTTATGCTGGTAATATGATAGGAAAAACTGGTATATCAGAAGAAGAAATATTTATTTCAATAAAGAACCTTATATTACCATATTTAGAACATGTAATACCTTCATCAGCCATTTTTGATTTTGTGTTAATTAACACAGATACACCTAAATGGGTATTAGTAGATAAATATTGTGGTAGAACAAATGATATAAATCAAAATTTCAATGGACAAACTATTTTAAGGTATAAAAACATGAACTATTTTGATGAAACATCAACTGGATTTACAAGCGACCTAACTAATTTAATAAAAAAAGATTTTGGTGATATGTTCGTTCAAATACCAGCACACCCTAAAGACACTATAGTTGGATTCGAACGAGAAATTCTATTTACTGGTGATAATGGTAGTTGTCAAAGAGATGAGTCACCGAAATGGATTGAAAAAACAGATTTATTTAATTTTTAACGTTATGATAAACACAATGATAAAAGATGTAAGTGGTGGGGTATGTTTAATCAAAAAATACATTTATTCAACATATATTCAAGATTTAACTTGTAATTGCGAGGATGTAGTTACAAGGAATATAATTACATATTTACCTATGGGTGTCTATGTTAAACCATTTTATAATTCAAATATAAATTATTCTATCAACAATAGAGATAACTCAATCTATCTACAAGTAAATTCAATTTCAGAATTTGCTGAATCTTATATATCGGATTTAGTTACAACAGGGTATACAAGCACAGATGATAGTGGATTTGAGAATAGAGTGATATACGACCAAGAATCTGATAGATATTATTATTTTGAAAATATATTAAATTCACCAAATTGTCAATTAAATGATACTTCTATGTGGGCTATAGTAGATAATAATGGGTTATTATTTAATGGTGTTGGTGATAATTATTATTATACAGAGTTAAATGAGTGTGGAATTGCTACTGGTAATAAATATATATATCTTTCCGACATCAACCCAAATTCATTAACATATGGCCAAACCAAAACAATTTTAAAGTGTTATATGGTATAATTATATTAAAAGCAACTTGTTTTTCTTGATTCTTTTACGTACATTTGTAAAAATTAATCAATATAATAAGTTTATATGTCAGTAAATAATAAATATAGAGTTAAAGTAGGGAAGAAATCAAAAATCAATGTTGAATGGAACGACAATCCAATTAACTATTCTCATGAATCAAAAAAACATATTATATCGACATTTGCCGATAGATATGGAATACCAAAAGAATCGGTAAAAGTTTCTTTTAATGCGATCAAATTAAATGAAAAAGGAGAACAAATAGATGTTTCGTCCGAGGTTATAAATAATATTCAAGATCCAAAATTTCAATTAAAACTATTTAATGATTACATTATCGATAATAAAATCGAGAATATTGATTTTGAACATATAAAGGTTATTGATTCTGAGATAAATTCCAAAATTGATTACGATGTTTATGAAAAGTTTAGAAAATCTGAATTGGAATGGATTGAATGGAGCAATTTCCTAAGTTACGGTCCAGATAATAGGTTTGATTATACAGACTTAAAAGGCTTAATTCTTTTGAATGGTAGTATAGACGGAGTAACTAGTGGAAATCAAAACGGAAAAACTAGTTTCGCTATGGATTTAGTATCATTTTTATACTTCGGAAAAACTCAAAAGCCATACACGTTATCAGAATGTTTCAATAAATATTTAGATGTTACAACCTTTAATGTATGTGGTGGTATTAAAATAGACGGGTTAACTTATGTAATTGAACGAGTAGTTACAAGAGCAAAAAAACGTACTGGTGAATGGGGAGATGCATCACAAAAGGTTAAATATTACCAAATAATAAATGGTGAAAAGGAAGAATTAACGGATTCTATTTCAAACGAACAGGGTGAGTATTCAGTAAAAACCAATAAAATAATAAAAGAAGCTATCGGTAACGAAAAAGATTTTGGAATGATTGTAATGACAACTGCTACTGATCTATTCTCTCTAATTGAAATGGGTAAAACAGAAACAGGTAAATTATTATCTAAATGGGTAGGATTATCACCACTGGAGGAAAAAGATAAATTTGCAAAGGATAAATATAAAGAATTTGAAAAAGGTTTAAAATCAAAGTTATATGATAAAATAGAATTAACTTCGGTAATTGAAAACAATAATATCTCTATCAAAACAAATAATGAAAATATTAATTTATCGAAAACCAGAGTTACTGAGCTAAATAAGTTAACAGAAATCGAACAGCAATCCAAGGACACATTATTACTTTCAAAAAAACAAATCGATCAAAATATATTAAAATTAGATATTAATACGGTAAACGGTAGAATTGAAAAAATAAAACAAGAAGGTGCATCTAAACGATTAGAATTAGCTGGATATAAATCAGAGTTTGAACTATTAAAAGATATTACATTCGATGAAATTATTTATAAGGGTAAGATTAATTTAGATAAAGAAATTTCAATTGAAATAAGTAATATAAAAAATAAAATTACCACATTAAAATTAACAAACGAAAATTTAACTAAAAGCGAGTTTTGCCCAACATGTAAAAGGAAATATGATGGTTTGGATAATTCTGGTGCAATATCACAAAACGAATTAAAAATAGAAGAATTAAAAAAATCTGGAATAACATCAGCTAATAATTTAAATACAACTAAATCTGAAATTATTGAATTAGAAAATAATAAAAAAACTTTCGATAAAAAAGCAAAATTAATAGGTTTAATTGAAATAATACCAGTCCAAATTCAAAATTTATTATCTCAATACAAAGAAAATGAACAAAAAATTAAAGATTTTAATGAAAATAAGGGTGCAATTGAAAAGAATAATCAGATAGATATCAGTCTAATAAACATCAATGCAAAAATTAGATCACTTACAATAGAAAGAGATGCCAAATTAAGAGAAATTGAAAATTTCGAAAGGAATATTGTTGAATTAGATAAAAAAATTAAAACAAATGAGTTATTAATTAAAGAAATTAATACTGAAGCTATTTTAATCAGAGATTGGAAAGCTTATTTAGAAATGGTTGGTAAAAATGGTATTTCGAAAATGGTGTTAAAGAAAACACTACCAATTATAAATTCCGAATTAAGTAGACTTTTGGAAGATGTTTGTGATTTTGACATTGAAGTTGCTTTAACAGATAAAAACGAGGTAGTTTTTAATATAATTAAAGATGATGTGGCATCAAGTTTGGGCGGTGCGTCTGGTTTCGAAAAAACAGCATCGGCGCTGGCTTTAAGATGTGTTCTTGGGAATATATCAACAATGCCAAGACCAAACTTTTTAATTTTAGATGAAATTCTTGGCGGAGTTGCGAGTGAGAACTATGATAACATGAGAGAAATGTATAAGAAAATTGAAAAGGATTATCAATTCATTTTACACGTCACCCATCTGGATTCTATTAAGGATTGGCATAGCACTACCGTCCGAATCGACAAACAGAAAAATATTTCATCCGCTAAAATAGAAATTAATGGTAATAACCAATAAAAAATGAGAGAAGAATTAAAAGAGTATAATGTTCTAAAGCAATATGGCCTTGAAATGAAAAAATTTTCAAGAATTAATTTAAAAGAGGAAAAACAATTAAGTAAAGCAATTCAAAAAGGAGATCTAAAATCAAGAGATAAGCTGGTCACTTCAAATTTAAAATTAGTCCCATATATTGCATCAATGTATAAAGATAGAGGTGTAGAATATAAAGATCTAGTTTGTGAGGGAAATAGAGGTCTTATACTCGCAGCAAATAAGTTTGACTATAAGATTGGTACTAAATTTTCTACATACGCTTACTGGCAAATTAAAGAGGCAATTACGTCATCCATTAAAAACGAGGGTAAGTGGTTAGAAATACGAGAGCCAAATTTTAAATTTGATATTATGACTAATGGAGTAGAAGTGCTTAATGAATTAGATAAAGATGTAAACGATATTAGTATAGATAAAACAATAAAATCATCTATTCAAAGCTTTTCAGATGATGAAAATGAAAAAGCTGAATTTGAGGCAATTGAAGACATGTTTAAAAGTGTGTTATTTTATTTAGATGAACTTAGCCCAAGAGAATCTACCATTGTTAAACATTATTTCGGAATTGAAGAACATGATGAATTAAATATTACTGAATTATCTAAAATGTATAATATCTCATATATGCGAATTTCTAAAATAATTGATGAGTCGATTCGTAAAATTAGGTGTAAATATTTAGAAAAAACCGTTTTTTGAACTATTTATAATAAAAATAAGTAAAATGACTAAAAATAGTAACGTGGTACTTTTAAACGAATCGGATATTACCAGAAAAATGTGTCAAACACTACGTCGATTAACAGAAGAGTTTGAAACAGCAGACCCATCCAACAATGATACCTCAAATACAATTGTAATTCCAGAGAGTGATCCATATTTTATGGAATTAAAGGCTAACTTACAGAAATTTGTTGGGGCAGTTAAAACAGACTCTAATTCATTAATAGTTTATACAGCGGATAGTGATGTTGTGTTTAATGGTGAAATTACGGGAATGAACAATTTAAAATTTCAATTCAGATATAATGATCAAAGTGGTGGATTATATATTTGGGGTGATTCTGTTTTACTATCAAAAGACACATCTGATAAACTTGGTAAACTCGTAGTTTTAAAAGACCAGTGGAAAACATATTGGGATGAAAAATTGGGGGATTATCAAAATAAATAATTATTTTATTTATATAGTTAAAAAGTTAGAGAAATCTAGCTTTTTTTATTTTACATACTATTTATATTAAAAATATATTAAAATAATATATGGAACCGAACAGATTAAAACAATTAATTAAAGAAGAATTTTCAAAGCCTGAAATTATTAGTTTAATTAGAGATGAAAACGCAAAGCAATTAAAATCAAAAGATTTTGAAGCAAGAACAAAGGTAATTTCAGCCAAAGTAATAGAGGAGTTATATAAACTATTATGGCAACGTAAAAATTTCTGGGCCGATACAATAAATAAATAATTAACTAATGAACATACTTATTAATAAAGATAATTTAATGATATTAAAAGAGTCTATTGAAGCTCAAAAAATATCAAGAGATGAGTTCATTAAAGAAGTAAAATCTTTTTTATATGAAATGCTTTCAAATAATCATACAATAAATAAAGGTAATTTCTGGGGTTTAAATGGATTAAGAAATAGCGAAGTATTAAATAAGTTACTGAGATTTGGTCTAGTTGAAAGAAAGTTAGAATTATCAGAGGATACAGGTTTAACAGAGATTAAATTAATGGTTCCAAAGAAAAATTTCGAACGAAAAGTTGATAGATTATATTATGATATGTTTCCAGAACAAGAACTTGTAACTGAAGATGGTGAAGGTGGTGGAGATATGGGTGGAGTAAATACGTGTAGTTCAGTTGGTGGTAGCTTTGAAATTCCGTTTATGTCACCAATCAATAGAAAAATAGGTGGATTATGAAAATAATTTTCAAAAAAATAGTATAAATAATAATATTTATATACTTATAATAAAAGTAATTTATTACAATAGTTAATTGAAAATAAAACGAAAATAAAAATTATATGGAAACCATCTTAACTGGAAAACAATTACGTGAAATGATTGGAGAAGGTATCTCTGAATTCAAGCCAGTTCTTGGTCCAGGTGTTACTGATAAAAATAAAAAATCCAATATCGAATCCAATAAAAATACATTAGAATACACTGGTGCAACCACTAAAAAAAATATTGGTGATGAAAGCAATCCAGTTAAATTCAATGATGCTAAAGGTGATATAAATAACAATAAAACAAATTTAGATCTTGAGTTTCCTAGTGATCCTGGTGACAAATGGAAAGAACGTGTAAAAAAAGGCATCGAAGGTGACCCATCAATGGGTAATAGTGTAGATAAAGAGGATGCAGCTACGAGCGATAAAGGGAATAAAGAATATTATAAAGCAGCTGATAAATCAAGCGAAGATAAAACAGATAAAGAGCATATTCTAAAAAGCACAGGTCTGGTTTCGAAATTTATTGATTTACCAAAGAAGCCTACCGCATTTGAGAGTGTAGATTTAACTAAAACACTACGTTTGAATTTTAAAAACACTCAATTTTTAGGTGAAAGTCATATGCTTAGTTTAATCCCAGAAGATTATAAAAAAGATGGGTGTAATTTCATTATGAAAGATAAAAATCAAAATGAATATTTAATAGCCTGGAAAATAAATGGCTTAATAAATGAGGCTGTAATTAAGGGGTATGAAAATAAAATTAAATTAGCCGAAGAATTTAATAGAATTAAAAAGTTATATAATTACGATAGTAAAGAACAATTTGGAACACCAACTAACGAACAAAGGAAACAAGAAGATTCACAAATACAAAAAGGAATAGAAAAGATGCGTAGTTTGTTGGATTAGAATTCCATATTTTCTCATCATTAAAATAAAATATAAGCTGAGTTAAAAAAATGAATATAATACCAACAACTAAGATAGATGAGCAAATAAATGACAAGTTAGGGTTGTTGGAAAGAACGTTGAGGATGATTGATAAATATGGTTTATTTAGGGTTTTTGGTGGGCTATTTGTATTAATATTATTTGCTTTAACTCTCGCCTTATTTATAAATCAAAAAGCTATTGTAACAAAAGTAATGCAGGATCAGAAAATTGAAGAGACAAAAAAACATTCAACAACTATGCAATTAAGATTGAATCAAATAAATCCTCAGATAGATGCTATATTATTAAAGTTATTAATAGAAACAAGTTCAGATAGAGTATTTGTTATTGAAATGCATAACGGGTCAAATAACCCAACAGGATTACCATTTGTTTATGGAGAAATAACCTATGAACAAATGATAAATCCAGATATGCCACCAATTGCTGAAGAATATGGTAATATTAATCTTTCCAGATTTAGCTTCGTTGCTCATGTTTATAAAAATAAAATATTTAAAGGAACTATAGAAGATCTGAAAAAAATAGATGTAAAATTAGCTAATAGAATGTCTCAAAATAATGTAAAATATCTATATATGGTATCATTAACTGGGAGTAATATGGCTATTGGTTTTTTAGGTATTTCATATATAGAAAAACCAATTAACAAGAACGCCGATGGGAAGATTATTGATGCATCACAGAAAATAGCTATACTTTTAGATTTATATCAATCAACAAAATAAACTTTATTTAATACGTTTCACTATGGCAAAAAATAAATTAGTTGCAGACTTAGTACAGTGGGTTTTAATATTATCTTTATCGGGAATGTGTTTATTACTTTATTTAAATGGACAGTCAATTATCGAGAATGCAAATTTACACAAATTAGAAAATAAAATTTTAATTGGTAAAAATGAAAGACTTACCGACTCAATTAATTTTATGCGAATAAATAAACCATTAACAATAGTTAAATATAGACTAATACATAATGGTGATACTATTTACATTGATAGGAAATTAGCGCCTTTAGATGATACAATTTATGATTTTACAGAAAAAAAAGGAGCACTGAATTACCAAATTAAGATAAAAGCTAAAAATATAAGCTGGTATAAAGTAAATGTTTCAGTAAATGAAGACCTAACATTTTTAGCAAAAAAATAAAACATTTTATAGTTTTAACTTGTTTTTCTTAATTATTATTCGTACATTTGTTTTGAATTTAAAATAAACAAATGTTATGGTTATGTTTTTAATTATCATTCACTTTTTAAAGATATTTATTTTATTTCTTTCAATACAGATAGTAGTGAAAGAAATTTTCCATCTATATAAGTGTATAAAAGCGAAAATTTCGTATGAAATTGTGAGTAAAGATTTACTATTTTTCGGATTGAGTGTGAGTTATATACTTACAATAATCTTTTTTTAAAAATAAATAAAATGTTAGAAGAAAAAATAAACAAATTAGGCGATAGGTACATTATAAATGGTATCTACGAGGGCTTTAAGTATGTCAAAGTGTTTATACCCACAGAATGGGTTCTACAGGAGATGTATGGCGATATAGATGTTCAGAGAGATAGTAATAAACCAACGCAAGTAGTTTTTGGTTCTGATATTGTAAGTATAAGTTTTTCTGACATTATAGATGTAATATTAGAGAGTATTAACCCATATCTAGTAGATTTAGAAAAGGATATTTTATTTAATTCTTACATTGATAAATTAGAATTAATTTTTAAAGAGAATGAATTAGATTATTTAAAAACTCTAAATTTCACATTTAGTGGTAAACAAAAACGCCCATATAAAAAATCAAAAGTGGAACCTGAAATAGCATCTGATAAAAGGGAATTACTAACTGAAGATAAAAGTGTTATCAAATCAGACATTGAAATATCAAATAAAGCAGAATAATGGAACTACTTGTATTACTATCTTTTATTTTTATATCATACGGTCTATCAAACATGATCGTATATTCAAATGGTCCTGGTGGTATTTTTACTTGGTGGAGATCGTGTTCCAATAAAATACATCCTAAATTTGGTGAATTATTTGATTGTATGATGTGCCTACCTATGTGGGTTGGTATGTTTTTTTCAGTAATTAATTTATTTTTTATTTCCAGTTTTTCATTTACACCAATGAATATGATATTTGGCCGAATTATATATGACTATTATGGTATTGATTTCTTGTTTATTACAATATTAATTTTATTGTGTGATGGGGCAATTGCCTCAGGTACGAGCTGGGTAATACATAACATAGAAGAACATTTTGAAAAATAAAAATTATGTTTTTTTAAAACAAGCAATAGAACAAGATTTTATAAATCTTACCAATGATTTAGCATATTATGGGAATCAATATAAAGATTTAAAACACGAAGGTGATGATAAAATTTGTAAAGGCATATTTAAAGGTAAATCAGAAGTTTATTTATTCGCAAGTAAAAAAATTTTAATATATTAAACTGGTATAGGAAAGATGATTAATGAGGAAAAAGAAATAAAAGAGTCTGAATCTGAATATATCATGCTAAATATTAAAAATGATAATTTTAGGGATTCATTTGCAAACCAATTAATTAATGGGTTAGGTGAAAAAATGATAACTGAGATTAAAAATCCATATAAACCAACAAAATATAATTTATTTAAAATTAAGATAAATCGATTTATAAACAGTATATTTGAAGTATTATAATGGGAAAAATATTTAACATACCTACATATGAACAATTATTAAAAATTGCATCTACATTACACAACGAGTTAAACGATGTAAGGAAAGATAATATCACAATTGTATTTGAATTAGAGCAAGAGCTTTTAAGACAAATAGATGAGGATTATTTTTTCAAAAATAATAAAGATGCATTACCAAGCGATTTCAGTCCAGGAGATGAGGTATTAGTTACAATACTTGATTTAAAGTTTAAATTTATTAAAGATGTAAATGAATAATATTTTATTAGAAAACGATACAATTGAAAATAAATATACAAAATTAAGAAAAAGGCTTGCGGATGAGGCTTATAGAAAATGTGGAAATCAAAGAAGAAAAGATGCTACTTCTCATCGAAAGAAATATAGAAAAGATAAGAAGAAAAAGGATTCTGAAATAAAAGCATTAAAGAAAAAGCAAGAAAGAAAAATAAATCCCTACTGGAGGATAATAGTTACAAGTCAAAAAAAAGTTTTAGTTGATATTTTATATACACCAAGCAAAGATGATGCAATTCAGAAATTTAATAAGATTCTTATTGAAAACAAGAAAGATATAAGAATACCCAAAAAAGTTATAATAAAGGAGCATAATGTTTATGAAGCAAAATACGAATTAGTTTTATTACAGAGAAGAAATGCTGACGATCCTAAAGAGACACTACTCAGAAATGAAATTGGCCAATTCGTCCCAAATATAGCGACAAATGAAAAATGGTTAATTTACGAGAAATCAGATTTTTATTTTGAGGAAACATATTGGGTACACGGCTTCCACCCCAGACACCAAAGAAAAAATTTTTATTATATATTAGAAGATATATTATTAAACGGTGTTAACAAGGTTAATCACCATCAGAAACGGGTAATGGTTTATAAAAATAAACTAATAATTGAAAATGAAGATTACAGTTTCGAAATGGTTATATGTAAAACCCACGAAGACTGTATTAGGTTATATAATGAATTAGAAAAGGATGTATTACCATTAAAACTAAAATCAATATATTGGTCAGGATTCGTTAGGGACGCTATTTCAGGTAATTTAATTGAGAGAATAGCCGAAAAAACAGGATGGGATAATAGAAAAATAATGAGAAGCAGTACGAGACCTTAGAGAAAATAATTAAAACTTTAACAATCAAGAGTTGTTTTTCTCATAAAAAGTTAGTACATTTGTTGTGAATTTAAAAAGTAATATTAATAATTAAAACTTAGAAAAAATGTTGAATTGGTTTAATGTAAAAGTAAAGTATGAAAAAACAGCCGAAGAAGGTAAGATTGTAAAAACGTGTGATGAATTTTTATTTGATGCTCTATCTTTTACAGAAGCGGAAGCTAGGGTAACAGAAGAATTAAAACCTTTTATTAGTGGTGAATTTCTTACGGCTGCGATTAAAAGGGAAAAAATTAGTGAAATGTTCTTCAATGATAATGGAGACAAATGGTATCGTTGTAAGGTTGCTTTTATAAGCTTAGATGAAATCAAAGGAGTTGAAAAGAGGACTACCTGTACTATGATGGCTCAAGCAAACGACGTTAAAGATGCTTGGGATGTAATTGCAGATGGAATGAAAGGATCAATGGCCGATTATCAAGTTTGTGGTATTGTAGAAACAAATATTTTAGATGTTTATAAATATGAAGTACCAAAAGAAGAGGAGAAATAAATTATGTTCGGAAAGAAAAAAGTAGTAGAAAATAGTAGGTTGCTTGAAACGCCTGAACAATTCAATAACAGAATTAAAAAAGAAAAGGATCAATCATTAAAAATTTCATCTGTTGATTTTGCCTTAAAATTTACAGCTGGGTTTAATATGGATGTAGATCATTTAATCAAATCGTCAAAGAAGATTTACGAATTTATTAGTAAATAATTAAATAAAATCTGGTTGGTACTGGGGAAACAATTATCTATAGTGGTGAAGGCTGAAATATGCTACAAGAAGAATACCTAAATGTCTTAATTTCCTGTTACGTGAAATGGATAGCCAACCTTTTTTATAAAATAAATTAATTAAAGTAATATATGTATAAGATTACAGAAGAAAAAATAAATGTAAATTTCGTTAGGTTTATTAAAATGCTAAAGAAATACGGTATATATACCGAAAAAATGGTATTAGATGATGAGTTCGATAATTTATTAAAAATCGCACCATCACATACAAAAGAAGAAAGTGGTGGTGCTTATATCGGAGGTTTAATTGAACATATTTTATTAATCACTGATTACGCAAAAAAAATAAATGAAACGCTATTATCAGAGGAAGATAGAATTGAAAATAATTCATTAATGAAAACTTGTTTTTTACATCAAATTGCAAAAACAAAAGAATTTGTAGTAAACGATGTTGAATGGGAAGTTAAGCGAGGAAATTTTTATAAATTCTCTGATGGATTACCAGCCATAAAAACTGGTGAATATTCTGTTTACCTATGCCAAAAATACGGTATTGAATTAGAAAAAGCTGAATTTGAAGCTATTTTATCAATTGACAAAGAAGATGATTTACAAACTAAGCTGTTCGGAAATATGTTATCCAGAATTTTAAGGGTTGCCAACGAATTTGCAAATGTTGAACGCAAGAAGAATTTTATTAAAAAATAATGTTAAATAAAGAAGTTAAGTACGGGTTGATGGATATTGAAATTGTTCAAGGGCAAGTTTCACATATTAATAGTAGGAGTGAATGTAATCCATATATATCGAATGGTATGCTACCTCTTTTTACCGCCCCAATGAGTAGTGTTGTTGATTTAAATAATTATAAACTTTTCCAAGAAAATAAAATTAATCCAATTATACCAAGACATATTGATTTACAAATTCGCAAGGAGATGTGTTCTGAAACTTGGTGTGCTTTTTCTTTAAGTGAATTCAATAAAATAGTTGAGTTTGGTGAGATTAATAATAACATAAAACACTTTATATTAATCGACGTTGCGAATGGTAATATGTTTAAATTACATGAATCAATTCGGAATGGTAAATTAAGTTATGGTGATAATTTAGTTATTATGGTAGGTAATATTGCAAACCCAGAGGCATATATTATACTTAGCGAAGCTGGGGCGGATTATGTTCGCTGTGGAATTGGCGGCGGCGCTGGTTGTATAACTTCCTCAAACACAGGTATTCACTATCCGATGGCGAGTCTAATCTCAGAATGTTTTGATGCATCTTTAAAGCTGAGAAATCCAGCAAGAATTGTTGCAGACGGGGGAATCAAAGGTTATTCGGATATAAATAAATGTTTGGCGCTGGGGGCAGATTATGTTATGTGTGGATCTATTTTTAATAAAATGCTTGAAAGTGCTGGGGAAACAATATATACAGATAATACCACAAAAGTTGATCAATATTCAAGCACGATTTTAGACGAATTTAAGGAAGGTTATATGTTCGATAAGGTGTTTTATGGTATGAGCACTAAAAAGGCCCAGAAAGAGCTTGGAAATGCGAAATTAAAGACATCTGAGGGTATAGAGAGAACCTATCGTGTTGAATACACAATGAATCAATGGGTAAATAATTTTACCCACTATTTAAAGTCAGCAATGTCCTATACCAATTCAAAAGATTTAGATGATTTTATAGGTGAAGTTGAAACTATAATTATTTCACAAGCGGCTCAAAATGCGATAAACAAATAATTATTGCTTAACTGGTGGGTTAGATGGTTGAGTAGTTTGTTTTTTGCAACCGCAATCTTCTTTTATTAATAATATAATGTCCATAGTTTTATTTTAATATAAATACGACCAACTTTATATTTTTTGAATATTTTTATTTAAAAAAACTTGTTTTTCTCACTTTTTATTAGTACATTTGTTTAAATTGATATATGATAGAGTATATTTTTTGTTTAGTTTTTAAAATAATTCGCAATAGGTATTATATAGTTTTTGAAGATGGAACAAGTGAAAGGATATTTTTAACTCACTCCCCAAATATTATATACTTTTCAAAGGAGCATTTATATTACTCAGTTCAAAGTGAGACGAGTGAAGTTATAAATAAAACATTAGTATATAATTGGTTAAAGGTTGAAAAAATAGAAAAATAAAATATGAAACTATATAAAAAGATTTTAGAAAAATTAAGAATAATAAATAGAAGTGACATTATATTTTATAGTAAACTAGCACTAATTTTAGGTTTATTTGGGTATACCATATTGAGCGTTATAATGACTTTAATTTATTTCCCAATTTAAAAACAAATTAAATAAATATGAAACCAATAGACTTCAAAGACAGTAATGTTACATTTGCAAAAGATCAACCAGAATATATACCACTCCCAGCTTTAAGACTACATTCAAATGGTGGTGAAGTTATCTCTTGTTGGAAAATGTCTTTTATAGAACGCTTAAAAGTGTTATTTACGGGTAAAGTTTGGTTAAGTTTAATGATGTTCGGACAACCAGTAACTCCAAGTTTTCTATCTGTATATAGAAAAAAAGTGTATTCACACCCGAACGACATATATTCAATTAAAAATAAATTAATGAAACTTTTCAAATGCAAGAATTAATAAAACAAATAAAAGAAAAGGGTTTTAAACCTATGAAATTCGCCATATTTAATTATATGGATGATAATGGGTATATAACTGAAATGGAAGGTATATTCAAAAGAAAATTTGCAATTTCTGATTTTGAGTATTTATATTTTGATTTAGAAGTGAATGAAAAAAATGGATTAAAATATAGAACCCATAATATATTGCAAAGGTTCTACGATTTACAAAATTTAGTTGAAGTTAAAATACAAAGTAATAAAGAACTACCAATGGTAAAATTATTCATATTGAAAGATGAAGGTCAAGTATTTCTTGTGAAATTACTGGACTTTAATTTAATAGAATTAATATAAAATAAATATATGAAAAATTTAATAGAAATAAATATTCCAAATGAATATAAAAAATTAATTAAATATAATGATAATAAAATAATTATTGATTTTATCAAAATAGATAAGAATAAAGAAATGGAGGATTTCTTTCGTTGTTTTTTAATCGATTTATCAATTGTTATTAAACCTGAATATCCTAATTCTGTATTTTATAAAGATAATAAAAATGATGAAGTTATTTTTGAATTATATCAGGATTCAGAAAATAAAGAAAAAAGGTATTTCTATGTTCATTATGATAAAATTTGGTCAGTTTTTGGAAGTAACTTCGGTCTTAATTATAATGAAACTCAGTCCTTTATAAAAGACAGGGTGGAAGATACTCTAAAATTAGGATCAGTAACACCTTGGAAGACAGGTCGTCGGAAAACGATTTGGTGGAAGATACTCTAAAATTAGGATCAGTAACACCAGATGTGGGAGGTAATAGTGTGAGAGTATGGTGGAAGAAACTCTAAAATAAATAATAAATATTAATAAATTAAAAAAAAAGTAAAAAAATGGCAAATTTAAGTTTTTCGGGTAAAATTACAGAAATTGGTGTTACACAATCAGGAACTGGTAAAAATGGGGAATGGTCCAATACAACTATCAGAGTAGAAGAAACAGAGGGTGAACACCCAAATTCAATTATTTTTAGTGCATTAAATAAACAAGAAATTGTAGATACTTTATCAGTAGGTGCTATTGTTGAAGTATTATATAACGCAAAAACAAACGACTACAATGGTAAGACATATAATAGTTTAAATGTGTGGAAAATTAATAACACAGGAGGATCTCAGGAAATGCCTGATACAACACAAAAGACCACAACACAAGCACCATCGGAAGTAGATGATCTCCCATTTTAAAAAATAACTTTAAATGAAAATAACCCAAATCTAATTTATATTATGATTTGGGTTATTTTTTTATATAAAAACTTGTTTTTCTCATATTTTATTGGTACATTTGTTTAAATTAAATGCAATGTATAAAGTCATTAAATATAAAGACCTTATCGATGATGTTGAATTGTATGATGTAATCCTTATAGGAACGAATACCTACTGTACAATGAACAATGGGTTTCAAGGTAAGGTCAGAAAAAAATTTAAATATGTCTACGATCTAAATTTATCAACAAAATATGGTGATAAAAATAAATTAGGGAAAAGAGTTACAACAAAAAATACCATCCCATTATTTTCATTATGTTTTATTACTTCTGGATATAATTTTAGACCTGATCTATTACCAGTTTATATAGATTACAATGCATTAGAAAACTGTCTTAAAACAGCCAATAATGAGTTCCAAGGATTAAGAGTTGCAACAACTATGATAGGTTGTGAGGAGTTTGATGGAAACGGGGATAGGCGCAAGGTTATTAGAATGATAAAAAAATATTGCGATAAAATAGACCTTTATGTTTATAATTACCGACAAATTAAAGGGAAATATGAAAGGGTAGTTGAATTTAAAAAGAATGCCAGTATATGTAAAGGGCATTCGGATGTTTCAAAATCAATCGTAGATAAACAAATTTTTGAGAGGTCTAAATTGAATACCTTTGAAGAACCAGTAGGAAAAAAAAAGAGAACAAGGAAAGAAATATTAAATTTATTAAAAAGAGATTAGAAAAATAATGATAAGATTTTCGAAGGAAATACAAGGAACAAGGAATAGTGATGATTATGCTACACCAATTAAATTTTTAAAAGAATTAAATAAAGAATTTAGTTTCGATTTTGATCCGTGCCCACTTAAAAGTGAAATTGATGGTCTTACAATTGAATGGAATGGTAATATTTATATCAACCCACCATATAGTAATATTGAACCATTTATCATCAAAGGAATTGATGAAATAAAGGCTGGAAGGGCAAACACATGTGTTTATTTAATACCTTGTAGAAGCGATACAAAATATTGGCATAATTTAGTTTTAGAATATGCTAGTGAAATTCGTTTCATTAAAGGTAGATTAAACTTTAACGAAAGCAAAAGTCCAGCACCTTTCCCGTGTGTTTTAGTTATATTTGATAATTTATTAAATGGGGCTTGTAATTGTATTAGTCATTACCAAAACTTATAAATATATTATGAAAAGATATCTTATTATTAGCGATGGGTTCGATTTATTTCAAACTGATTATTTAAAACGCGAAGACTTTATTGAAAATTGGGTTTACTTAGTAGTAGATACTAAAACTGGTAAAGCGATGAGTGGGGATGCTGATTTTATTATTAGTGAAAGTTGGTGGAAAATAGAAGACTTTGGGGAATAAAATTATAAAAAATATGGATGTAAAAATTTACAAGGATGGTAAAGGTAATGTAGTGGTTACTGAAGATTATTTCAGAGACATTATTTATTATTGTAATAATGATGTTATCAGAAATTATGGTAATAGTGTGTTATATCAAAAATATATCGTTGAAACAAGATCCGATAATTATTTTTTAACAAAAAGGTTCGAACACCAACCAAATACTATATCATGGTATGATGGGGATGCTATTTGTAAAGTAAATGAGTTATTTAAAGATACAATTCTAAAACGAGAACCGATTGATATATCTAAATTAAACCCAATTACAGATGATTCGATAATAATGAAAGATGGGCCCAAACCAATAGGTATAAACGATAGAGGATGGGTGATATGTGAACCAGAAATCGAACCCTGGAAAATAGAAGTTGCTTTTAGGTCAGAAGGTGATTATTTAACAATATCGGAAGACGGAGTAAACAATAGGCCTTGGACAAATGAAGAAATTGATAAGATTAACAATAAAATAAATAACATTTAATAATATGACAAATACACAACGACACGCAAAAACAGAATTGGAACTTTTAAGTAAAATACATTTGGACCCAGATAACCGTCCAATAGTGGAAAATTTTATACCAGAGATATTAGCTTTATGTGAAAAGTTTGGGAATAGTGGTAAAAGTGGTGCATCGGCACCTTATATAGCTGGAGCAATCGCATCAACCATTAAAAAGCTATTATCATTTAAACCAATTAGCCCAATCAGTGGACTCGATGAGGAATGGGGAGATGTATCAGATATTGCTGGTGGTTCAGAGGAATTATATCAAAATATGAGATGTGGTGGTATTCTTAAACATAGCAAGGACGGTCAGGCATCATATGTTGATGCAATTGTTTGGCGAGGGCAATACCCTGGAGATGAAGAATCGGAAAAATGGGATGATACTTTTACAGGTAGAGTATGCGGATATCATAGTTCTCAAAATATAAAATCATTTCCATTCACTCCAAAAACATTTTATGTTGATGTCATTCGAGAACAATTACCAGATGATTGGACAGAAGAGCCTTATATTGAAGGATCAGATTGGTACGATTCAAAAGAATTTGAAGAAACAGGTATTAAAACCTGGCACAAAAATAATTATCGATATTATATTAAGGATCAAAAACAATTAGATGAAGTATTTGAATATTATGATAGGAAAGATTAAATATATGAAAAATTTTATAAAAAATATCTTAGGTAAGTGTATTGGTAAAGTTGAATTCATAGTTACAATTACAAATGTCTCAGGTTGCGTTGAAAAATATACACTTGATTCAATGAAGAATGTCGAAAGCTATGTATGTGGGATAAACTCAGAAGCATATTGGATGGTATCTGAAATAGAAAAAATAAGAAGACTTAATTTCAATTTTAATAAAGAAGTAATACACACACCACTACATTTCTCCTTAGATACTGTCACAGAACGTGATAAATGTAGTGGTTATGAATATAATTTTTTAAAAATAAATGAAAGCCTAAAAAATATTAAACGAAAAGTATGGTAGAAAAAATATATGAAAGAATCAAATGAAATTTCAAACGCATTAAGTGTATTATGTGAAGCACTTCAAAACGACGAAGGCTATAGAATTGGTTGGGTTGTAAATATTGCAATGGCATATATTGATAACGAACGTTGGTACAAAGAAAAAACTGATAAAGAAGTGTTAGATGATAAAGATAAATTCATAATAGCAAACAATTCAGCAGAATATTTTATTAATAAACTTTGTAAATAAATAATAATATGAAAAAAGTGACATTTGAAGAATATTTATCAGACGATGGTGATATTGAAATAGCAAAAGAATTAATGGTTTTAATACAATTGGATAATGGTTGTGTTAACAGACAAGAAAAAGAAAGTTATCCAGAAAAATGGGTTAAAAAAATAAGTAAATCAGCTGGCTACTTTTTTTATTTATATCCTGAATTTTTGGGTGATACAGCAATATCAGAATTAGCGGGTGATATAAATGAAATTGATTTTATTGATAAATACTCACTTTTGAGCGGAATAGGTCAATTAATGGGAGATTTAGAAGAATATTTTAATAATTTATAAAAATGGAAGAAATAAAACCAGGAAAAACAATTATTTTAAACACACATTTGAATACAACGTTTATTGCAAGTGGTGGTGATTTAGGTATTTTAGATTATGATAAATATAAAGGTAAATTTGAATGGGCTGGAGAGTTGTCTATCAGTATTAATAAAAAAGAAGAGTTATCAGATTTTTTAGATTGGGTACATAACAACTGGTATATTCCGTTTGGAAGTGATGGTCAGTGGAAATTGGATGTGGATAATGAAGAATATACGTTACCAATCCCTCCCGATGGTTTGAATTGTTTTGATTCTGATTATATTGCTTCAAGATATTTAAATGGGGAGGGTATGTCGTAATGAAAGAAATAATAGGTGGAAATTTAGACTTAACATTTAAAATACTGGGAATTGAAGCCAGCAAAACTCACAATGGTGGTTATTACCAAGTATGGGAATTAGAAGATATCGAATATAATAAGTTAGAAGCGTTAGATGATCAAATCTGGGAAGGCAATTGGGGCTGGTGGAGATATAGCGAAGGGTCAAATATAGGATCAGTCAATAAACGATTTTCTATTAATGGGCACTGGATTTATGCTTGGAAAGGAGCTAATATTATTAATAAATATAGTAATTTAATTGAATATATAAACACCGAATTGGACCTATCATCTGAAAGGAATATTTGTGCTCTAACAGTAGACTTAGCCCAACAAAACAGAGTAACTTTAAGTGAATTATTTAATAAATACCAATCAATAAATTAAATAAAAAATGAAAACAATAGAATTAGAGGATGTATCTAAATTATTAGATAAAGAATGGCTATCAGAAAATATAGAATTATTTGCTACCAATCGTTCACCAACACATATAAAATTATTAAAAAGTAATAAATGGTACTGTTTTGATGAACAAAAATTTAATATTGAAGAATTAATATTTAATGAGGTTGAAATATATTCCTATAGAATTTGTGATAATTTAGATTATATATTTTCAAATGACGGAAATGTTATAGATAATGGGTTTCCAGTCTTTGCACCTACGATTACAGAATTAAAGACAAAATTATTAATTGATATTAGAAATAGAATTGATGAGATTGATATTGAGAAAAAAGAGTTACTAAACAGAACTGAAGACATTTGCGAATTATGATCGTATATTTAGATAAAAAAGGGTTATTATCGCTAGTTAAAGGTACTGAACCACATTATGGAGCTTTCGAACACCCATTAATTAAAAAATATGGTACTTATGTTGGTGGGATTGGTGATCATTGGGAGTGGTATTTTAGTCAGCTAATTGAAGCAACTGAGGCTGAACTATATGAAATGTATACAATATGTCAAGCTGGGATGGTTAATATACAACGAGAAATAATAGAAGATGAGTTTCCGATCACAACAGAACAAATGGATAATATGCCAGAATTTAAGTTTATGGAAGATAGATTAGGTTGGGAAATGGCTACATCAATTAATAACCATGTAATGGGTAATTTATTAAAACTAAAATAAAGAAGTTAAAAACAAAATTAAGAATGAAATTTAAGAAATTAACAGAAGAGGATAAGGAATATATTGCAAGTGTTTATAAGAATAAAGATCTTAGTTGGGACGATAGAATGGTTGATCTTTGTAATAAATTTTCAATTTCAGAAAGACAATTACGTAGGTGGTGTAGTGAAAAACTTGGTTTGAAAGAAAGAGTGGAAGGAACTGTTTCAACAGAACAATTAGAAGTAGCCAAAACGAAGGAATTAAATAGCGATAAAAAATTCTTTTTAATTACAGCCGTACAAAATGCCAGTAAGATTAATTTAAGTTTTTGGAATAATTTAAAAACATACGCTGAATATTTAGATGCGCAGATACTTGTAATTCCATACACATATCATAACCCAACAAACCCATTGGTGATTAAAGAAGATGGTGATATGTGGTGGCCAAAAGAAGTTGAAGACTACTTAACATTAAATAGGCACAATATAAATGAAAATTTCTCAATACTTTCAGATGTTGTTATTTCACCAACAGCAATTATGCCATTAACCAATTTGGAAAGTATGACAGGAGAACACTCGTGTTGTGTTGCAAGCCCAAGGATACATATGAAAAGTTTGCCAGTATTTGGTGATAGGCCAAAGTTAATGTTCACAACAGGTACTTTATCAAAACCTAATTTCACAAAAACAAAAATTGGAAAAATTTCAGAATTCCATTCAACGTATGGTGCATTATTAATTGAAAAAGATGGTAAAGAATTTTATGCGAGACAAATAACTGGAAAAGATAATGGTTCATTCAATGATTTATGGTATCACGTAGATAATGAAAATATTTCAAGAAATAAAAGTGTGCCAGCATTAATAAAAGGGGATACGCATTATCCATTTGTAGATAAAAATGTTCACAGAATGGGATTTGAAGATTTAGTACCAAAATTAAACCCAAATGAAATATTTTTACATGATTTAATAGATTTTAGATCAATTAACCATCATGAAGCCAATAATTTCGTTAAAGTTTTTAGAAATCAGGAAGATGGATTAGGATCAGTCGAAAAAGAAATTGAAGGTGCAATGCAGTTTTTAGAAAAAATCAAACATTTAAATATTCGAATTGTAAACTCAAATCATGATCGTTTTTTAGAATCATTTATTATTGATAGTGATATTAAAAAAGCTGGTATGAACACACTACAATATTTAGAATATGCAAAAGTCTTATTAGAAGATAAAGCACCAAAAGGACTGTTAGCTTATATTATCGAAAAAAGATTTCCAGAAATTAAATGTTTTGGTAGAGATGATAGTTATATTGTTAAAGGAGTGGAACTTGCTTGTCATGGATCTGATGGGATTGGAGGTTCACGAGGCAACGCCAAACAATTTAAATCGCTAAATATAAAGGTTATTACAGCACATGGACATAATGCACTTAGATATGATGGTAGTGCCCAGGTGGGGTGTAATTGTGATAAACGATTAGGATATAACCACTCAGCAAGCGCTTGGGTTCATAGTGATATTATTTTACATAACGATGGAAAATTTCAACATATTTTTTATTTGGGACCAAATTCTGAATATACAATATTAAAATAATTTAAAATAAAAAAAGGAGAACTAAACACTCTCCTTTTTTATTATACCAAATTCAAACAACTTTTCTTCTATATTTTCATCAAATTTAATGATAAGTAAAGGTATTTTGTTATCCTTACAGTAATTAATTTTTATTTTATCTCTTATTTGTTGAGATTCAAATCCTTTACTACCATTAAATATTAATACTGGTATATAATGTTGTTCTCCATTATATTCAATACAAGTATTTAACGATGGTATATAAAAATCAAATGGTAACGGATTAATATTTCGACAATCGCTAAATCTATACTCTAAAATATATTCAATATTTTCTTTATCAAGCAAATTTTTAATTTCTATTGCGTTTCTCGAAAACTTACATTTTGGACACCCCTTACCAGAAAGATGTCCATGTGGTGTTTGCATAAACATACCATGACTTTCATTTGGGCAAATAATTGGTATTTTTATCTTTGCATTTGTGTAATTAACTAAGGTGTAATCATATCTATAATTATGTTTCAAATTTGCTTTTTCAATAAACTCTTCAGTTGTATAGTTATTAGTTCCAGCACATTCAATACAGCCATATTTTAAATGATTACTTGGAGTCTGACTAAACATACCGTGTTCTGGACAAATAATATTAACTTTTTCTTTGTTATTCTTATAATTGGTTAAAGAATAATCGTATTTAAAATTATGCTTAATATTTGATTCAAAAATGAATTGTTCTGTCGTTTTTCTAATATTTCCCCCACAAACTGGACATCCCTTACCAGAAAGATGGTCAAGTGGTCTCTGTGAAAAAATACCATGACTAATTATAGGACAACAAATGTTAAGTTTAGTCTCAGAATCAATATAAATTGTTGGAGAATAATCATATTTATAATTATGCTTAATATTAGATATTTCTATAAACTCTTCTGTCGTTCTATAATATCCCAAGCATCTTGGACATCCAGAACCCTTGTTAATATGTAAGTAAGGCTTTTGCTCAAATATTCCATGTTTTGGGCAAATTATTTTTACTGGCGTATCGCAATTTAAATATTCAACTAAAGAATAATCATATTTATTTCCGTGTTTAAGTTTTGCTTTTATAATAAAATCACTTATATTTGAAGCTTTTCCCATCCTTTAAACCTATTTACTTTTTTCTATTTCTTTAACCAAATAATTTCTAATATTTTGGCTTAGATTAACGCCATTTTCCTTACACCATTTACGGATTGAAAGATATAGCTCTTCATCAATTCTAACTAAAATTGTTTTTTCTTTATTCATTTGTTTTTATTGTTTATTATAAATATATACAATTTTAGTTTTTGACCAGTTTTTAAAAAATTATTTTCATTTATTTTTTATTTAATATAATTTAACACAAGTAAAACTTGTTTTTTATAAATATTATTCGTATATTTGTTTTGAAAGATTAAAATTATTTATAACTATGGAAAAATTAGAAGAAGTCATTGGTTTAGAGCAATATAATAGATTGAATAAAGGTATTCAAAATTTATTAAATATTAAAACAGAAAATTATAATTCCGTCCTATTATCCCTTGATAATAAAGAATCTGATACAGTATATTTTGTTAATCACGATTCATTCCCATCCTTTGAGCTGGACATTGAAACAAAACAAATAACAGATGAGACAATTGGTTATTTTCCAACAGGTTTAGGTTATTATAACCCTATCAAAATATTCAGCCCAATAGCTACCAATGAAAATTTTGAAAGATTATTAATGGTTTCAAATGAATATATTTTCGAATTAACAGATGTGTTAATTTCAAAAGAAAATAAAAACCTAACATTTTCATCATCAAAAATTTTATAATGAAAACATTCAATAAAGAGACAGTTATATTAGTCATTTATGTTGATATCAGTATGCTTGATGCTTTTGATATTCCAGAATATATGGGCTCCGTTTTAAAATATACGAAATTGGGTGGTAATATCATTCAACACATCATACCAATTTATGGTGAATCCCGTATAGAGTGTGTTTATCCTAAATTTATAGTTTCAGAAGATGAATTTAATAGAGTAAACGATGAAATCAAATTAATTGAAGAAAATTTATTAAACATAATAAAAAAATAGTTCCGAACAAATAAATAATTAAAAAAATTACAAATGAAAGATTTAGAAAAGATTTTTGGCTCAGAACGATTTGGGATTATTAAAAATTTAGTTATCAACCCATTGGAGGTTACAATTTTTAATTCGGTTATTTTCAAAAAAGATGAAAATGATAATAATCCAATTTATATTACACACACGAATTTACCAGCCATCATTGAAGATGAGAGTGAATTAATTTCGCCATTATCGATAGAGGAAGCTGAAGATAGTTATATTATTGGTGATTACCTCTGGGACCCAATTGACTACAGTAGTATTATCTTTTCAAATTTAATACCAACTGATGTGTTAGGTGATATTATTCTTTTAACAAAAAAACAAGTATTCGAATTAACAAATGTGTCGTTGGATGATGATAGGTTATTTTACGATGAAGCTATTGAATTAAACAATTAAATAATAAATAAATACAAATATGGAAAAAGATTTTGATAGACAAAAAGTACGTACAAAAAATGAGCCTAATTTAGAACTTGCGGATAATACCTTATTGGGGGATTTCATTTGTAAACTATCAACGGCTGTAAATAAAAATTGTAGTCTATCCACAGACATAGAAGGCATTGTCGGCCTAATTGCCCCAATGGATGAGAGTGAAATAACAATACATGATAAAATTGATGATTATTATGTCATAAATAGATTAAATGATTTATTATTTATTATTGAATCAGCGAATAGAACACTTGATAACACATTAAATACATTACATAAGATAGTACCAAACAAATAAATATATAGTAAAATGAGTTTAAACCCAAATTATATTTATACAACCACAAAATCGAAATCCACAAGTGAATTATTTGAAATTAATGTACCAGAAGGAAAGCAAATTATTAAAACCGAATTGGAAGATGGGTTGTTAATTACATTTGAAGATATTATTAATAAAAAAGATAGTGAATATATAACTTTTGGAAATGGTAGAATGTATACTAGAGTTTTCTGGAAAAAAGCGCTTGAAGAATATATAATAAAATTAAAAAATAACCCTAATTATGGGCCAGTGTATCATGTGAGTGGAACATTTCTATAATTAATGATTACTAATAAAACTAATAATAGCTCATAAAAATAAATCTTATGAGCTATTATTATTTTAATATTTAATTCCAGGATGGTTAAACCCCTAAAACGGCAGCAATTTTATTGATTTCTTCATCAGAGAATTTATAAACGCCTGTACCATCCTGTGTTTTTTTCTGGTGTAACTGCTTAAATGCGTGAGATCTCTTTGCATCATCATCAGATTTAAATCCAAGAGCGTTAGACATTACTTGCGTCGCGTTGATTGTATCGTTCTCTAAAGCTTTTTGAATTGATTTATATTTCTTTTCGTAGTCCTTTGAAACTTCAACATTATCGTTACCTCTTTTTTTCTCATCTTCAGTAATAGCCTGTTTAACTAATTTAGTAATTTTAGCTTCCAATAATTTAAGTAATTCTGGGTTAGTACTCATATGTTTAGTATTTTAATATAAATAGTTTAATTATTAAAAAAAATAAATAATTGTATGAAATATTTTTAGTTCAGCATTCAGGTTAAATAAAATCGTTATTTTTATGTTTAGAACTTGCTTTTCTCACATTTTATCGGTACATTTGTTTTGAGACGATTAAAATAAATAATGGAAAAATTTGAAATGGTTCAATTCCCAATAATAAAGAAAATATCAGCAAAATTATTATCAGATGAAATCACATCTTTAAAACCAATGTCACTTGAAGAAGCAGCCAAAGGAAGAGAAATTAAACAATATGATAATAGTTATAATAGTATAGACGAAATAAAAGATTTTATTATCAAAAAAGTTGTTGAATATAAAGGGTTAAATATAGATTGGGTAGACTACAAAACATATCATTCATTACCTTTTAATTTAGATAAGAATATTTATTATATTGATAGGATTGGTAGCCTGGGTATTACTTGTTATAAACCAACAGAACACATTTTAGACCACCCCTATGGTATTGAGATTTGTACTTTAGACCCAAGAATCTGGAGTGAAGATGATATTAAAAAGGTGATCACAGAATTAAAAAATTAAATAATGGAAGAAAATAAATATACAACTGAATTAAAAAAAGTATTGGCATTAGTAACTAAAGATTTAGTTGAAGACTTTCCTACCAAAAAGATAACCATTGAATATTTTATGCTGGCGATTTTGCAATCAAAACAATCAATAGCATATAAAATGTTGATAAAATTTTTAGCAAAAGATGATATAAATGATTTGTTAGTTTATTTTTCTGAATTATTAAAAGAATTATCTGCGACCACTTTTAAGCCGAAAGTATTAAATAATATTGAAAAATCAATAGGATTCGATTTAGTTTTTAGTAATTGTTTAATAGCTGCTAATACAGAAAAAGAAAAATTAAACGATATTAAGATAGGGTCTGAACACGTATTATTATCAATACTTTCGAATGTTAAAGATATATCAAAACTAACTCACGTTGGTCTAAA